CTCGATGACATAACCCTTCCAACGCCATTGAAGTTTCTTACTTATGAACCAGTAGCAATGGATGAGTGGCCCACTATTATTACCGTTGCTATTTCGACATCATATTTTGATCGTCTTGGTTTTATCGGCAACGACCCCGAATATCGCGTTGCTTACAATATGCGAACCTATGTTTGGGTTCGTACGGAAGGTTCCGAAGAAACTACCCTCATGCGTGATAGATTATCTGCAGTCCTTCGTTCGTCATTACTTGATTATCCATCAATGAAAGCCGTAGACCCCCGCCAGACTTTTAAGGCAGAGATTGAACAAACTTCATTAAGTGAAGAGTATTCTGATTTAACGCTCCTCAAAGGCGACAGAGTCCTCGCTGGAGCATATTTAGGATATACAATTTATATGAATGAAGTTGTTTCCAGGGCAGATATTGGAACGCTGGAAGAAATTGATTTGGTCACTAACGTCAGTGGTATAGGCGTCAGCCTTGTCGAATAGGCTATTATTTATAAAGAACTAAGGATGCTCAATATGACAAATTTATTTTTGCGAGTTACAGACAATGAAGATATCTCCAATTTCACATCCCAAGGTTTAGACGTATATGCGAATACGACAACAACAAATCTGAACATTTTCGGTAATCATGTCTATCCAAACGGAAAATTTGCCGTATCAGAAATTGACTCAAATCTCGAACGTTATTTGCAAAAGGGATTTGCAAAACTTTTAGCAAATGGTCAAGTTAATATAGTAAATAATGCAGAAATTCAAGCAGCACCGAAGGAAAAGAAGAAGAAATCATCTGAAAATGAAACAACGAGTCAAGAAGTTGAAGTAATTGAAGAAACACCTGTAGTGGAAGAAGTACCGCAGTCGCAGGAACCAGAATCAAGCGACCTACAAGAAGTGGTTGCGACAACTCCGGAATCAAGTGAAAACACAGAAATCTAATAAAAATTTTATTCTGCAGTTACATTAAACAACAGTAATAATTAGATACAATACAAGGTACTGGCGGTGTTTTAGCCGGTCTGAACGATGAGGTAGGAAGGTCTTATGCCCGGAATTAATATTAGCACTACTACACGAACAGGCCCTATATCAACTTCTGTACGTGAGTCATCGCAAGCATTTTTTGTAGGAATCGCGCTTCGCGGACCTACCGATAGAGCCGTACTGGTCGGAAGCATTGAGGAATTTGAACTCAATTATGGTGGGTTTGTCAGTGGCACCTATTTGCATTCAACGGTTCAAACTTTTTTTGAAGAAGGTGGCTCGCAGTGCTGGATTGCTCGCGTCTCCGGCACTGGCGCCATTGCGTCTACCCTTAGTCTACTAAACTCAACGACGCCAGTCATTACCCTTACTGCGGTCGGTGCGGGTGTATGGTCTATGCCTGCCGGAACCGAGACCCTTTCGGCAATCGTAGAAACAGGAACTGCGACAGGCACCAAGGTTGTCAAAATATACAAAGAAGGAACTCTGATTATGTCTACAGGCAACTGTACGACAAACGCGCAGATTGCCGGAAAAATTAACACTCATCCTGTTGCCAGTCTTTTATGTACTGCAACCGTTCTCGCCGATACCTTGGTTAGCCTACCAACAACGGCAACAGAATTTGGTGATGGAACCGACACGGATGGCGTCGCTGGATCGACCCCCACCGATGCTCAACTCCTTGCCGGACTGACTCTTTTTACCGATGAATTGGGTACCGGAGCGGTTGCATGCCCGGAATCAGTAGGTGCAGACGTACAGGTTGCTCTCATTGCACATGCAAATAATTTTAATCGTTTGGCATTTCTCTATCCGGCTGCCGGATCGGACCCTAACGATGGCACAGATTATGCAGCCATGATCGCTATCACCCAGGCAATTAAGGCAGGCAGCAATGCAGAACATGTTGCCTTTTTCGCCCCATGGGTCTATGTTCCCACGTCTGTCGCTGGCATCAATAGAATGATTCCGCCGGTCGGGTATGCAGCAGCGGCGCGAGCAAGAGCACACAACGGAGTTGGACCACATCAGCCTGGCGCTGGCGTATCAAGTGTTGCTAGATTCGTGACAGGCCTTGAGTTTCCTATTGGTTCAACAGTCGGTGACAACTTGGATAACGAGTCAATTAATGCAATTCGTATCATCAATAATACGATTCGTATTTATGGTGCGCGTTCCTGCTCTGGCGATCTACCAAATTTCCGTTACATCACAGCACAGGACGTAACGAACTATGTTGTTGTTCAAGCGTATCGTGATCTTGAAGATATTCTGTTCCGACCAATCGATTCGCGAAATGCCATGTTTGCCGATATTAGGCAGCGTCTACAGACAATTATGGAAGGATTGCGTTCAATTGGTGCTATTCATGAAGCATTCAATAACGCCGGGGAGCGTATTGACTACGGGTACTCAGTTAAATGCGATTCATCAATTAACCCAATTGCAAACTTGGTCGATGGCCTAGTTAAGGCTCGTGTCGGTTTTCGAGTGACCGGCGTTGGTGACTCCATTCAAGTTGACATTATTAAGTCAAGCCTTACGGCTACCGTAGTCTAAAAAACAATATAGAGGAGGCCTCTCATGGCAAGTAAAATTTCTGCAAGGCAAATAATTGCAACAATTACACCCGTAGATAGCACGAAGTGCCCAACATTTACGGACTTTAGGTTTCCTCAGGTTTCCGGTGGTGAAATTACTGCTTCTGTTGAAAAAGTTTATGATGGTGGCTCTACTTTTCCCAGCCTACTTTGTGCTCCCTCGGAAATCGGGGACATTTCACTCACCGCCTACTATGACGATAGTGCGGACAACGCTGACGTCGTAGAAAGCGCTACCCAGGCGCCAAATATTGCCGCAAAAGTTGGCAAACTTCGCCAATTGGTTGGTCGTGCATTTTATAATATTAATATTCAGACATACGACTGCGACATTAAAGTGAATGGCAATGACCGACAGTACTTGAATGCACTCCTGGTAGCATTGTCAGAACCAGACGGAGACGCCTCATCTGGTGCCCCTGCTATGTTCTCTATGACTTTCTCCGTGCAGAGTGTCAGTACTCCTGCGTACACGGCTCCACCGGCTGGTGGAAGCACGCCGGCAACAACCTAAACCACCACTGGGTAGTTCCACTACTGTAAGAATCGCTGTGCTAGAGTTCCAATCATGACAGAACCACTATACACAGAAGAAGCCACAGAGCCGCAAAAGACCAGCAAGGCATCAAAGCCTGCCGTAGAGTCGTCTCCTCTTGAAAGATTGAAAGAGACTATTTCCAAGAAGGTTGAGCGCGCCACAATTGTAATCAATGTTCCTGAGCGTCCTGGCGTTCAGTTGCGTATCCGTCCGACTATTACACAGCAACAGATGAAGGCCTGGCGTCGTAATTCCGGTGAAGATACCAAGGCTGGAATGGACCCTAGTAAGTTCGCTTGCTATTTAGTTGGACATACGACTGATGGAATCATGATCAATGGCGAAGAAGTCCTTGATGATGAAGGAAATGAACTAAACTTTGCTTCTAGGGAAGTCCTCAAGATGACCGATACCTCACGACCTGTTCCTGATGCTGTCCGTGCATTTTTCGGCGTTGATCCACATATCGAGGCTGCTGCTTTGACCATCCTAGACGCGGCGGGGTATTCAGATACTGTTGATGCCGTGGACCCTACGATGACGCCTTCGAAGAATTAATCAAGGACCACTCGGTCATAAGCGCCGCTCGCCTCGGTGAACTCTGGGGCACTAATCCTTTGGAATTCCTTCGTCTTGATGAAGACGAATGGATGATATTACTTGCTTGTGCTAAAGTAATACAGCAGGATAATGAGGAACGCGACCGGGAAATGAAAAAACGGAATCCTCGTTAATAGTTATACGGATTTCCGGGAGTAATGATGGCAGACGAAAAAGTCGGACTTGTAGTCAAAGTCAAGGTCCATGGCGAACAACAACTCCGCAAACTCAAACGTGAAATAAACGGTCTTAACGACCACGTTACCCTGCTCAAAAATCGAGTTACATCCAACCTTGACAGCATGGATGCTAAATGGAAAAAGCATTTTGACGGAGTCGACAAAATGGTCAAAATGATGGGTGGGGCGCTCACAAAGTTTGTTGGAATGTCAGCAAAATTTGCTGCAGGACAACTTGCCGCAATGGGAGCCGCAATGATGGTTGTTCACGGAGCATTCATCCTCGGTAACGCATCAATGAAAGCATTCCGATATATATCAAAGGGTGTTGCAGCCGGACTAGCCTCCATTACCGTCGCCGCCGGAACTGCTGCTGCCGCTATTAGAGAAAATCAAGCAGCCATGTTTGCCTATAAGAAATTGGGCAAGAATGAGTTTGGTTCTGGGATGAATCAGGTTCGTCAAGAGATGCGTGCTATGGCTCGCGATACTGACCTTGCAGGCTTGAGTGCCAAAGATTTAAATTCTATTTATTCTGAAATATCAAAGAAGGGCACTTACACACAGTCTTCTCAGGCTCTTGTTAAAAGTTTGATGGATTTTGGTGCTGCTGGTCAAGATGTTGCCCAGGGAGCACAGGCCGTCGGTGCTTTAGTTGGGATGCTTCAAGACCCTAAGGCTACATTTGCGCAGATTACTGCATCTGCGAAGGACCTTGGTCCCGCAATGGAAAATGCTCTTAAGGAAGCGAAGACTAAAGGTATTGATACTGTCGCTGAATTAAAAGGTGCGATCCTTGATGGAACATTGTCCGTCATAGGTGGCGTGAATGGTCAGTTCGCTGCTGTCAACGACACTCTTATCGGTCGTTTTAAGAAAGCAATGAATATTATTAAGGCTGACTTTGCTGACTTTGGTCAAGTGTTTTTGGCGCCGGCAAAAGATGCTTTAGGAAAGATTGAACACACCATTAGGCGAACTTTAATTCAAGTGACTGGGACTCTTACCACTTTTGGCAAGGGCTCCATGATGGATGGTCTTACTAGTGGTTTTGAAAAGTTGGCTGATGGTTTTGCCAAGATGATCAATAATTATGTCCCCAAGGCCGAGGGGATGTTAAAGGGTATTAGTAGTTGGTGGAGTGATTTTAGGAACGGTTGGAATGATGTCCTAGATAGGACTCGTCCTTTTATCGATGCTGCCAGAGTTATTGAAGACATGATCAAGAATGCTTTGCAACCGTTGTTTAGTGAGTTCGGTAGTGCGATGGATAATACTCGTAATTTGATTCTCAATAATAAGCAAGCGTTTGAAGAGTTTGGTACGCGTGTTGGTGCATTTATTACTGAGTTTGGTCGGTTTGCTGGTGCTACTCGTGAAATTTTTGTTCAGGCAATGCCGTTTATTAACGATATGGTTGAGGGGGCCACGAAACTTTTCCATATATTCAATGATGTTCTTGGTGCAGTTAGGCAAATTGCTGGTGTTGATAGTCCTGCTGGTGCGTTTGGTTTAGCGGGTGCCCTCATGGCTGGTGGTCGTGGTATGAAGAAAACTATTGGTGGTGTTGTTCCGGATTTTGCAAAGATGCAGAAAACTCAGTTAATGAATGTTAATGCTGGTGTTGTTAATGTTGATGGCCCGGGTGGTGGCATGTCCAGTAAGACTGGTGGCGGAGGCGGCGGTATTGCTGGTGCCGGTGGGCGATCTCTTACTATGCCAAGTGGGAAAACATTCCCCATGGCACCGAATCAACTTCAGGCTGGTAGTGGGCTCTACGGTGCAGGCCACCCTATGTCTCCTCTTCGTCAGCAAGGTATGAGATCACAGGTTGGTATAGATAATACTGGTGGTGGCGCTCCTACGGGGACTGGCGTTACTCCTGCTGGTGGCAGAGAGATTGCGCCAGGATATGTTACTGGACCGCATAATAAAGGTATTTATGAGACTGCCAGTGGACGTAAATTAACTATGAGGGATGGTGGATGGTGGAAGGCTATGGCAACACCAAACACACCCGGATATGCGCAATCAGTAGATGGTGTTGACCCATCTAGATACAAAAAATTTATGGGCAAGTATGGTCCTCGTGCACAGCGAACAACTGAAGCATATGCAAGATTTGCTGGTGACGAAGCAAAAGGTATTAAGGGTTTCAATAATAGGGCTTCGACAGGCATAGGGGCAACTTTGGGACTTGGTCTTCTTTCTAGCATTGCTCCCGAATCTGCCAAGGGTGCTTTGGCTCTCGGTTCTGGAGTGGCGATGTTTAACCCCGGGGCTGGTGTTGCTATCGGTGGTCTTGGTGCTGCAGCAACTAGTACTAGTAGTGGTTTTGGCGCTGCTTCTGGAGCGATGGGTGGTTTTGCTGCAGGAATGATGACTGGTAGTGTTCCGTTTGCAATCATCGGTGCAGTCATGGGCGCTATTGCTGGCGGAATCATGGGCGCTGTTAATAAAAGAAAAGAAGAGTACAAACTTGCCAGAGCCGCAGGCGCAGCCATGGCGAGTAATGTCCAATCTGGCATGCTGTCCGGAATAAGTTCTTCGTTGGGTTCAGTTGTTGGACAAGGTGCGGGGGTCACTAGGCGTGTTGCTAAACAACAACTTGATACTTTGGTTTCTACAAATCAACAAAATGTTAATGATATAACGGGATTTATCGCCCAGGGCCCAGATGCTTTGAAAGCCGAAATGGCAAGAGGCTACAATGAACAAAGTGGAGTATTTGCAAATATACCCTATGATAAATATCAAGATGCATTAAACCGTCCCCAAGCATTTGCAGAAGAAACTCTCAGAGAAATGAACAAAGACCTGAGCGCAAGTAGGTCTATTCAGACTATTTATGACTCAAGAATGAAACAGTATGAACAACTTTTTGGCATGACGGAAGATCAAGTTTTTGGACTTGCACAAAGTACTGGTTTGAACTTGATGGAAGTAACACAAAGTCTTGATTCCGCAATTAGTCAACTTGTTTCAGGGATGATTAGCAGCACTTCCTCACTCAATGCATTTATTGGTGAAACATATGCCAGCATGTACGACGTCGTAGATACAGCAAAGAAAGCATCAGAAGCACCCAAAATATATGACGAGGCAGCGCGTACTATATTCGACAAGAATGCTGCGGGAACTTTGACGTCACCAGATATCATGGATTTCTTAAAAACTGCGTTGCAACAATTTCCAGCAATGTATGGCTCCTCCCCTGGCGGACAGACGCGTGGCTTAATAGAGTTTGGAAATCAATTCTTAAACGAAAACGGTTTGGCTTATCAGTATGGACCTAATGGAGAAAAATATCCATTAAGCGGGATGGGTGGCACTTTCTTTAATCAAGAAAACAAGCCAATCATGGACGAATTGAGAGGTATACAACAGGCGTCACTTGGACGTGCCGGAAGAGAATTGCTGACAACCTCTTTAACTACTATGGGTCTTCAATTGTCGGACCCAAGTCTTGCTTCGGGATTCGGAGGACAGTTGAATGCTCTTGCCCAGACAGACCCAGAAGCAGCAACCAATGTCGTTAATACTCTGGCTAAATTTCAAGATTATTTTGCTGTGGCAACAACAGAAGAACAACAATCGGCAGTTACTAGTGGGCTTGACAGTTATTTGAAAGAGACATTCAACACTTTGTTTACAGGGGATTGGGCCACAACAGTATTTAAACCATTAGAGGACACTGCTGCTGCGACGTCAACTGCTGTTTACAAAGGAATAACAGATGCCTTTGCGCCAGGATTTAACCTCTCCGCAAACAGTGTAAGTGTCGCCGCTGCTCAATCAGCGCTTGTTACAAGCCCCTCTGTAACCGTAGTTCAAAACGTCGCACCTAAGGACACTAAATTCCCTAAATCCAATAGTGTTGGTGATACGGGTACCAACTTATCGAAGACGCTTGACGCACACCAAAGACTCAATACTGGTGCCGGGAATAGATTTATAACTTCAAGTTACAGAAATTATTCACTTGGATCATCCAACTCTGACCATATCAATGGTCGTGCCTATGATCTTGTTGGCGACAATTTGATTTCATATCGTGATGCCGTTCAACGTGATGGTGGCTTTGCTCAATTCCACGGCGATACACAAAATAGACATCTTCATGTTGTTCCTAGAATTGGCGACTCCATGTCACCTGCGTACGCAATGGCAACTGGGGCTGCAAGCGTTACGGGGTCTCAGTCATCAGGATCACCCGTATATAATATTACTGTCAATGGTGCTGGTTCTAATCCCGAGGAAATAGCAAATATAGTTATGCACAAAATTAAGATTAATGAAAAAATTAGCAAAGAAAGAGCATACTGATGTCTGCAATATACTCCTGGGGCGTGGCAGATGAATTGAATTTCAAAGGACCGTACATAGTAAAAGATGGGAAATATATTCGCGATCAGATATATACTGTAAAAAAATCTGATCCACCAATATCTCAGAGGACCAATGACGCTGGGAGAAAACTATATTTAGTATTGCACAAAGGACAATTAGCGGAAGTAATAAAAAGTGATTATTGGGGTTTAACTTATTCATATACCGACACCACAAAGTGGTTCATAGTAAGGCTATGGGTCTATGCCAGTACACCGCAGATACCCAAGAGAACCGAATATGACACGGTGAATAATGGTGGTGCCGCTCTTTACTGGATGGGAACTTGGGCAAATTCAGCAAACGGTGACCGTATGCCAAAAATGTTGACATATGCAGAACCTGGAATGAATTATCGCTATATATATAAAACTAATGAACTCGGCAAATTTCCCCTAGGCAGTCCATCTACCGGAACAACACCCCCACCATCCGTTGGTGGCGGACGTGGCAATAACCCTGGCTGGGATGGAACAATACCTTCGACCGGCCCCAATAGCGGTACTTCTATTACCGTTGGAACGAATCCACCCAGTAGCGGTGACGCTCAAGACATAGCATGGTGGCTGAATTACCCCCCCGCTCCAAGTACCGCTTCAAGTACCAACCCTGGTACCCCTAAGCCTGGCGACAAAGACAAAGGCAAAGGCCAATGGGTTACTGGCCCAGATGGACAAAGATACTACTTACCACCTGGTATTGATTTTGCTGGATTGCAAAGAGAATACGACAGGACGCACCCTAAGCCTGAAACAAAAATTGTCGTCCGCATGCCCAAGGGCTACGCCTCACCAGTATCAACCGTTGACACCAAACCACGGATGACGCAAAGACAACTAGATTTGACCGAAAGTGGTCAAGCAATAGGCACTGCCACGGAGACATTCGTCTTTCCTTATATTCCGCAAAATATTCGATATTCAGACATTGGTTCGCAGTGGCAAGAAATTCCTCGCGCATTGAACACTTCATTTGTTGACTGGGTTGGATATAAGTTGATGAAAGTCTCTATGGATTTTCTTGTTACTGCAAGAATGCAAGTTGGCCCAGTGACAACGCCGAATGTCGTTTCTGATGGCCTATTTAACTCCGTGGCTGAAGATTTAGGTAGATTGCGAAGGATGGCAACAAACAAGTCTCCCGTCACCCTGGAGGGTTTTGATGACATTCTGAGCGTACAAATGGCTCGGTCAAAATCCGGAGGACCCAGAGGTATTGAGTTTGTTATTCAGGATTTAAATATTACCGCTGGTCGCAGAACCATCGACCCAGACACCGGTCTAGCAACGAGCCCAATATCAAACATTGCTGCCGCACAAGTTAGCCTAACTTTACAAGAGATACCCATAGAGAGCGTCACCATAGTGAAACTCCCTCCTTTAAACTTAGGTGCTCCACTTATAGGCAAGAAAGAAGGTGGTGGTGGTGGTGGTGTGCCTTCATTGGGTCTGCAAAGCGATCTCCTAACTGGCCTTAAATGGGCGGTATCCGAACCACCGGCGGGTACCTGATGGCTGCTGAATATAAGTTCAGTGAAGAGCGCTGGGACGCTATCAAATCTGAATACAGTAAACATGAGTGGGATATTGTTATTGGCGATTTAGATACCGGCCAAATAGCAATCATTAAAGAATCAATTTTGAGTATGCAAGTCAGTTACTCGATGTCCGAAGTGACACAATTGAGCATATCTTTGATTGACCCAAATTTCGAAATGTTAAAAGCAAACTATTTTATTATTGGTCGAGATGTTCTTTATCGCTCAAAAAACATTGCAGAAATGAAAAGACTCAATGAGGAGAACGATCATAATGGAAAGCAAATAAAACCAAAAAACTATTATGAATTAAAACTAGAAATAAGTGAAGTTAGTGTAGACCAGGGGCCGGGAAGTTCCCCTGTTATTACAATTAATGCACGAAGCAAGCCAATCCAGCAGATGAAAAGATACAAAAATGCCAACGAATTAAAGGCTGCACAGGCAAAAATCAAAGGCAAACAGTCTGCACGAGGTTTCCTTCAATATATATGTGATTCATTTGGATTAGCACTAGTTTCCGATCCACTCATTTCTAAAACATCATCAATTAATGTTTCTTCGGACGCAACCAAGTCATCAGATTCTGCTTGGGATGTGGTGAGTAGGATAGCCGGTGATAATAACTGTGCAATATTTGAAGTTGATGGCGTCCTGTTTGTGGTCAAACTCAAAACGCTATATGGGGGATGGGGAACAGAACGTGTTGCTGCCAATATTTTTAATTTAAAAACCAATACAATCTCCGAAAAAACGATCACTGCTATTCCGATCATTTATCCTCCCCCCTACGGGAAGATGACTGCACTAGGAAAACCACGTTACGAAGACTTCATACTTACACAAATGCCCAGTATTTCAAAATCAGATCAGGACCCCTATCAATGCCAGGCAAGTATTCAGTTGGATAGATTTGCTGGTACTTCTTTGCGCCCTGGTATGACGGTTGCCTTGTGGGGAATACCAACACTTTCCGATGTTTTTATTATTAATACTGTTACTTATGACGAGATGTCAATCAATCCCGTTAATGTAACTTTGATTAAGCCCGAACGTGATGTAGAAGATAAAGATAAGGCTATTCAGGATTATCTTGTTGGCGGTATCTATCTTGCTGCTGAAGCGCCGACATTAGCGTTGTAAGGTATTGTCGTGGCTCTTAATACAACTCCGGATAGGTTTGGTGGCGCTAGTAACCCCTTGCGTCCTGGTGGTGTTTATATTGCCAAGGTAGTACGTGAGCATGGTAATGGTACTGTTACTGTTTTTGTGAAGTTTCTTGGTTCTACTATTGGACCAATTAAGGTCGTTGATTACACACCTGCATCCGTTCCTGTCGTTGGTGAACAGGTCTTAGTAACGTTTTTGGACAACTTACTAAATGACATGGTTGTTATTGGTCGTATTACCCCGAGGAATAGTGGAGGCTCGTCTGTAACGGTCAGTGACACTGCTCCAACTTCCCCGACTGCTGGTGATTTATGGTACGAGTCTGATACCAGTATTCTGTTTGTTCGTTACGATTCCTATTGGGTAGAAGTTGGTAGCGTAACGGGAACTACTGGAGCGACGGGTCCAACGGGCCCTTCAGGTGGTCCGACAGGTCTAACAGGAGCAACTGGCGCTACTGGACCTACGGGAGTAACAGGCGCTACAGGTACTACAGGCGCTGCGGGTGCAACTGGCGCAACTGGCGCAACGGGTCCTACTGGTACTGCCGGCACCACGGGCACTACCGGTGCAACTGGCCCGACAGGTCCCACGGGTATTGGTGCTACGGGAGTAACTGGTGCGACAGGAGCGACGGGTATCGGTGCAACTGGCCCGACAGGAGTAACTGGTGCGACAGGAGTAACTGGCCCTTCGGGTGGTCCTACGGGTGCAACAGGCGCAACGGGCCCTACAATAACTGACGCCAGTCTATTAACTACTGGAACACTAGATAATGCCCGACTGCCAGCGTCGGCAACAACAATCACAACTGTAGGCACTTTAGGTTCTTTGGCGGTTACTGGCAACTTGACTGTAGATACAAATACTTTATTTGTTAATGCATCCACAAACAGTGTTGGTATCGGTACTACATCACCTGCGTCTGCCCTTCATGTTCAAGGCGGTGCGTTAGGAGGCACAGCAGGTAACGAACTTATTGTTGGGCAAATTCGTTCAACAAATGCGAACCAAGATATTGTTTCTACAAAATATAGGCGTATTATTGACGGCGCTACTTGGACTACTGCTCAGGCTAAAATCCAAAGAACTATTGATGTAACCGACATGGGGTATGTCGCTTTTGGTGGAACCTCTGCATTTGATGTTCGCATTGGTTCGGGTACTACAGATATAGCAACATTTGTATCTGGTGGTGTTGACATTGTAGGAAATGTCGCCTTAACAGGGTCGGTTGTTTTTGAAGGCGCAACCGCCGATGGCTTTGAAACAACCTTGAGTGTTACGGACCCCACCGCCGATAGAACCATTACCCTTCCTGACGCTTCAGGAACTGTAGCACTCACAGACTCAACAATGACGAGCAGTACTTTTATAGGTACAACTTCTGTAGCGTTAAACCGTTCATCTGGCGCACTTGCTTTAACTGGTATTACCAGCATTGACGGTAATGCAGCAACCGCATCAGCCGTAGCCGCTGCGAACCTGACTGGGGCTACATTAGCCGCTGGAGTTACTGGGTCGTCGCTTACTTCTGTAGGTACTTTGACTGGGTTGACAGTTTCTAACGCTACGACAGCAGCAACTTTTAGTGGTAGCACTACTAATAGTGCTAACCCAGTAGTGACGCTTAGTGGTGTTCCAGGTTCAGGGTCACTATATCTGTTGAACGATATGGGTGCTGGTTCTTACAACGGCATAGTTACCGCTGGGTCAAAAGGAATTATTGCGGCTGGAGCAAACAACACCACATCAAGAGCGTCGCTTGTTATTGCACCGTGGTCGGATACTTCTTATGGTATTCGTTTTTCGGGTGGGTCTACTACCGATATTTTGGTACAAGGTTCAACCACTTTTTTCCCAAGCCTTGCTGCAAATAAGGCATTGATTGTTAAAGGTTTAGCATCACAATCGGGTGACTTCTTTGATATTCAGGACTCTACTGGAACATCACAGTTCAAAGTTGGTTCTAATGCAGTAATTGGCACTAAAGAATCAATAGAAGTTGGTACTTTAGGAACAGGGAACCGTTACGCAGGCATTGACTTTACTGGTGACGCTACATACACCGATTTTGGTTTAAGGCTTCTTCGTGGTAATGGTGGAGCCAATACTACTAGCCAGTTGCACCATCGTGGTACTGGTGATTTCCAAATCATCCTGCAAGAAGCCGCACCAATAATTTTTTCTACTACTAACACTGAGCGTATGCGTATTAGTAGTGCGGGCAATGTTGGTATAGGTACATCCTCGCCCAGTCAGACCTTGGATGTTGACGGCGGTACTAAATCTAACTTCTACGAAGAGAAGGCAACCGTTTCTGCTACTGCCGCAACAGGCACTATTGCAGTTGACGCCAAAACTACTGGCATCACCTATTACACCACTAATGCTTCAGCAAACTTTGTATTAAACTTGCGTGGCAATTCTTCAACAACTCTTTCTAGTTTAACTGCCGTTGGTGATACTATGACTATTTCTTTCTTGAACACCAATGGTACGACCGCCTACTATCCTACTTCTATTCAGATTGATGGCACTGTCACTGGAGTTACCACTAAATGGCAAGGTGGCACCGCTCCTTCAAGTGGCAATGCTAGTTCTATTGATTCATATGTTTTTATGGTTGTTAAAACTGCTGCAACTCCCACTTATACAGTATTCGCCTCACAGACGAAGTTTGGTTAATTATGCCTAGGTCGGGTTTCAGTTCTAAAGTTTTGGGGTTTAGCAGTGCTATTCCGTTCTCTGCTACTGGCGGTACTACTACAGATAGTGGTGGTTATCGTTACCATACTTTTAATGCTTCGGGCAACTTTGTTGTTACTGGTAGCAAAAGTATGGACCTTCTTGTTGTAGGCGGAGGTGGTGGGGGTTCAGGGGCAAGTGGTGACAAGTTCAACAACTATGCTGGTATCGGCGGTGGTGCTGGAGTATTTACTACAGTAACAAGAACCTTATCTGGTGGAACTTACCCAGTAACCATTGGCGCTGGTGGTGGTACTGCATCAGAAGGATACAGGGGAGTCCCTTCTTTGTTTAAGTTTACTGATGCTTCAGCACCTACTTATGCCGTTGGCGACACTGGTCCTGCTGGTGGTAAAATATTTATGACACCATCAACATCAGGTAACAGCACTGGTTTATATTTTGAAGTTGCGCCAGTTGCTTCTGAGGTATCAAGAACTTGGGCGCAATCTTCCTTACAGAGCACACTAGTTGTTGGAGCACGATTTAATGAAATCGGCACAGGCACTACCATTACTCCGCTCATTGTTGCTCAAGGTAACTTAAGTGCCTCTACTTGCGCCGCAACCTATTGTTCCGATTACACATATGGTGGTTACTCGGATTGGTTTCTACCATCAAAAGATGAAATGACTGCGCTTTATGCAAATAGAGTCGCGGTCAATAGTAGCATTAGTACTTCGGTCCGCTATCATTCCTGTTCAGAGGAATTATTTCAAACTAGTTACATTACATACAACAGAGTCTGGGCTGTTGGCAACGGTACTGGTGTAGTAAGCAAAAACGACTCTTATTTAGTGCGCCCAGTAAGAGCATTTTCTGCTTCAACATTTGTGCCTATCTATGCAGTTGGAGGCTCTGAAACTAATAGCACTTCTTCTACTGCTGGTGGAAATAGCGTATTTGAAGGTGGTCTAGAATATTCAGCCGACCTGCCAACTTCTTCAGGTGGTGGCGGTACTTCGGCAGTTGGGCAAACCCCTTATTACACTTCACCAAATTATTATTCAGGTAATGGTGGTGCTGGTTCTACTTGGAATAGTTTTAAGTCGTTTGGTGGTGGTGGTGGTGCTGGAGGCTATTATTCTACTGGCTACTACACTATTAACAACCGAGGTACTGGGGGAACAACTGGTGGAGGTGCAGGCAGCGACCCTACTCTTGCTACACCTATTGCTGGCGGAAATGGCACCGCTAACACTGGCGGTGGAGGTGGCGGTGGGTCATTCAAAGATTACAGTACAACAGCAGGTGGTAACGGTGGTTCAGGTGTAGTTATTGTGAGGTATCTGCTATGAGTCATTTTGCTGAATTAAATGAAAACAATGTTGTACTTCGTGTGCTCGTTTGCGACAACGATGACCCAAACGACGACGAAGGCTATCAATGGCTGATTGACAATTTGGGTGGGCGTTGGGTTCAAACAAGTTACAACGGCAACTTCAGGGGTTGTTTTGCTGGGATTGGTTTTACTTACGATGAGGAACTGGATGTGTTTAAAGCACCTATCCGAAATCCTCGTCAACTCAACCCCAATATGATTCCGCCAACGAGTCAAGAAAACACTACTGTTTATACATTTGGAGATGATGAAAATGTTACATGAAGACTTGGGTTTTGTGGGGAATATTTGGGTTCGCCAAAATACTATGGAAGCAATCGGTGACACAAATGGTGGTCATGCTCACCAGCACGACCATGTGACATTGCTCGTAAAAGGTTCCGTTGAAGTTCAGGTTGGCGAATACCCATCAAAGACATTTGTTGCCCCAACCTTTATTGTTATCCGAAAAGGTTTGCACCATAAGTTTACGGCGTTAGAAGACGAAACCATTTATTATTGTGTGTTTGCTTTGCGTGACATTGATGGCGACCCAACGGAAATTATTGAAGACCGACATATTCCATATTCGTTAGCAACAACTGAACCCAATCTTTGGGAAGAGTTTATAGAGTGGCGTAATCGCCAACAAGGGAATAAATAATGGCTATTGACTTTCCTAACTCCCCAGCAAATAACGACACCCATACGGTTGGCAACAAAACATGGGTTTACGCAGACGGTAAATGGTCCATTGTTACCACAAGCACCATGGGCGCAACCGGACCCACGGGTCCTCAAGGAAACTTCGGCGGAATCACTCTTGACTATACATTTAGCACAAACACGGCAGCAACTGACCCAGGCGCTGGATTATTGAAGTTCAATAATGCCAATGTAAGTCTTGCTACCATCCTGTACATTGATGATTCATCTGATGGTTCAACTGATGTTCAATCATTCCTAAGAACTATCGACGATTCAACAAGCACCATTAAGGGTCACTTCAGAATCTCTAATAAAGCAGATTCCACAGATTTTGCATTATTTACGATTTCCTCCATAACTGAAGAAACTGGATACTTCACAGTTTCGTGTGGATACGTTTCTGGTTCTGCAACATCTTTCACTAATACAGAAGATGTAATCATTACTTTTGCTCGTACTGGCGATATTGGCACGACTGGAGCGACGGGCATTACTGGTGCCACGGGTATTACTGGAGCGACAGGCATAACGGGCGCCACGGGTCCCATAGGCACGACTGGAGCGACGGGCATTACTGGTGCCACGGGTACTACTGGCGCTACTGGTCCTACAATAAACAATGCAAGTCTATTAACTACTGGAACACTAAGTAACGCGCTACTACCAGCGGCAGCAACGACCATTACTTCTGTAGGTACTTTGGGTTCTTTGGCAGTCACTAACGGTGTAACGGCAGCAACCTTTACTGGTGCTTTAACAGGCAACGCTTCTACCGCATCAGCCGTAGCCGCAGCAAACTTAACTGGGGCTACATTGGCCTCTGGAGTTACCGGGTCTTCGCTAACTTCCGTGGGCACACTGACCAACTTGACCGTGACCAACGCCATCAATGGCACTTTGACAAAAACTGTTACTGGAACAAACACCGCCGATTTGATATACGGAAACATGGCAGATAATGACCAATTTCGTATTAGAATTGGTGGAACAGCAACCAATGCTGGCTATGTAGAAATCGCGACATCAGATGATGGGACTGAACCCATCTATGTAAGGCAGTACACGCAGGTAGGTGGGGTGGCGTTTACGACATTAACCAGGACGGCGACATTACTAGATGGTTCTGGTAATACTTCTTTCCCTGGCACGGTAACTATTGCTGGAAGTTTGGCGCTGTCTGCCTCAACTAACGCTTATGTCTCGTATGCAAACACTCCTGATACTGCATTGCCTTGGTCACAAGGACCAACATTTCAAGGCCAAACTGGTTGGGCTTTTTACTCAGCGGTTTCGGGTTCATATCGCATGGGTTTCCGTGGCAATAGTGCTGGCACTACTAGATATATGTGGTCTGCAGATAGTGCTCTTATTGGCTCACAGCCAACCGACGCAGAAGTTACCAACACATTAAATGTCATGGGAACTGGGCGATTTACTAGTACGGTAACAGCGCCCACATTTAGTGGCGCGCTATCTGGCAATGCTACTACTGCTACTACTGCTTCAAACGTATCTGGTACTGGGGCTGCACAGGTTGGGTACTTGTTGGTCACCAATAATGGGATTGGCTACACTGGGGCGACTATTGGCGGTGGTGCCAATAACCTTATCGGTTTTAGATGGGCAAACCCAAGTGTGAACTGCACGGTCGACAATGTAATTAGTGCCGAAGCGGCAAACTTTTCTGACCGCCGACTAAAAACTAATATAACCTCCTATTTTGGAGGGCTTGATGCAGTACGCAATTTACGGCCCGTAACATTTAACCCCCTCGATATTATGAGTTTCACTGATGATGGTGAGCCAATTGTTGGCGACAACGACCCATATGATGAAATGCTTGGTTTTATTGCTGATGAAGTGCAGGAAGTTATTCCATCTGCAATTTCTGGGACTGGTAACCAACTCAAGAGCGTCAGCGTATTGCAAGTTCTTTCAGTGGCGGTCTCTGCCATCAAAGAAATGGATGCTACGATTACGCTCCTGAAACAACGTATAGAGACACTGGAGAACAAATGAGTGACGTACAATTAGATGTCAATAAGATTATTGAATCTTTGACAAACCAGATTGCAGCACAGGCGCAGCGAATTGCTGTCCTTGAGGCAACGATTGTGGCTATGCGCCAATTATCAGAGAAAAGCACCACACCAAACGCCGAATAAGCCCCACGGTAGTGCTCGCAGTGTAAGATTAATGTGGACCAGGAGCATGTATGAACACAATTAAAATACCGATTGAGTATGGTCGTGATGGATTTGCGCAAGTCACAGATGATACAGATGATTATTATAAGCAATTATTGAGTATTACGGCACGAACAGAGCGAGACATGAGTCCACTGTTTCCTGAATTTGGCGTACAAGACCCGACATTCAATATTGTTGACAATGGAGTATTTCTTATTAATGCATCTAAATATATTCCAGAAATAATACTCACAGAGATTGACACAAACATAGACGAACAAGGCAATAACTTCATCAGATTCAACTTCACGAGACGATAAAAAATGCCCATTGACTTTAGCCCATACATTAGTCTTACCCCAGCAAACCTGGAACCAGGCGATATCTATCAGCAATCGATTGACGTCGCACTGACGGTCCTCCCCGAATTCAATCTTCGTCGCGGAACACTAGAAGATGCAATTTTTCAAGCATCCGCATACATGAACGCCCTCAACATCGCCACCATTAACAGCCTTCCATCACGTCTCATGGAAGGATTTGCAAATCTCGTTGGCTACTCAAGATTTGAAGGAACGAGAGCAACCTTGACGCTCACGGTCACCGCTTTTGACGCAGCCGGAGGCGTTGTCCCAATAGCAACAATTTTCTCCCATCGATATGTCGAGCAAGATGGAACAATAACGGAATACGCATACGAAACAACAGAAGAAGTAGATTTAGCCCCAATATGGTCCGCTAACACTGCATATGTGACGGACCAATACGTCACATATAGTACCAGCACATATAAGGCGCTACAAAATGGAACAAACCAAAACCCAGGAACACAAACGGCATACTGGGACCTCGTGAATGGGGCAGACCCATCACCATCCGCCAGCATTCAAGTCATATCAAAAACCATCGGATACACGCCAACTATCACTTCAGGAACGGAACTTGTCTGTATTACGACGAATAATGTCGTGGATAATGCATTTGCTGAAGACGATTTTGTTATAGGACAAGACGGGGACATCGACTCCACCTACCTGTCTGGAGTACGCACACATCTACAAACCCTATCCAATAGCCTCTCAACGGCGGATCAAATGCGATCTGGTATTTTGGTAACCTATCGTGAAGTAGAAATTTGTAAAGTGTACGATCTTACAGACCCGACATATTTGCTATTTAGTGCTGCTGCCGCCGATGGATACGTAACTGCATTTGTCTATGGTAGAGATAGGGTTCTCACCGACGCCGAACTTGCATCAATTGATACTTTCATTACCAACAAAGCAGTACCGGGACTTGAAGTATCAATACAGAACTATCAATTTGCCCCATTTACAATCAACATAGCCATAACACACAACTCGCTAATAGATAGTGCCGATGTTGAAGAATCAATTAAACTATACATAGTTAACGCATTTAACTATACAAACTTCCCTCTGTATAAAAAAGACATCACGTCAAACTACATTGCTTCAATTGTCTTCCAGGCGGCTATAGGGGTCATTAACGTATCTTCGTGCACGATGCAACACACAGGCACGGGCACGGGATCACCTTATTATAGCGAAACGGCCAACACCAATACATCGACATTGACTTTTCTAAAAAAAGGTTACTTACCACTCATTACCACTAGCAGCATTACAATAGCCTCAACACCACTGGTCCTCTAATGTACTACAACACGCCGTATTTATCTTGGCAAAATGGAATCGAACAATATGACGACGACGATGTCATCCGTAATGCGACATACCTAAACGCCGAAGACCCAAATGTTGCTTTTGTCAATAAATTTTACAACTGGACGGCGGCTCACGTAGACAGTAACGGCGTCGTAGTTGCTGGCACGCCACAAATACTCGCCGTAGACGATAATAATTTGGCCCCATGGCGACTAGCGTTACAAATAATACCGAACAACAACAACAATCTGCTGCTATCTATTACGGGAATAGCCATAGATGGAACGACTACCGCAGAACTGGATTCATTAACATACATTTTTCATGCCCTATTTAAAAGCAGTGAAAAAATATCTGTCAAAATATCTATGGAGGTAGATGGATATTCTCAAGATATCACCCCAGTAACAACAAATTTCGACGTCACTGAAGAATACTTAACATGCAGGTCAAATTTCGCTGAACTATACCCAAATAAGAGCAAGCCTTCTAATTTGTATATTGGCTTGGACGCCACGGTCACTATCAATATTTTAATTACTTCTCATAATAGCCAAACCCTATATATGACATGCCCGTTCTTGTATCAAGAATACGAATACATGCAAAACCCTTTTGTCAAAAACAGCATAAAATATATTCCTCAAGTTTTGTTTGAAATAGACCAGGCACAAGACCCCCAATACCCTATGGCTAAGTTGATCCATGCCTTAAATCATGCTTCTGCACAAACTTCGGCGCTAGCAGCGAGATTTTGGAAATTAGATTTAGAAGAATTGCCAGTCGAATATGACGGCACTGAAGATTTTTCTAAAAGCAAACTTGTTGATCCTGATCTTGCTGATTATGAATATTTGGATTGGTTAGCGCAATTTAACGGCACCTCCGTGCGTAAAAATATTTATGCCCCAAACCCTGCCAATGCTACCAAAACTCAAAATTTAGGGGTTCGTGTTGCGACAACGGTTGCAGGGACGCTTGCAACATCTTTTGAAAATGGTGACACCGTTGATGGTGTCGTATTAAAAACCGGGGACAGAATTCTTATTAAAAATCAAGCGACTGCATCGCAAAATGGTATTTACGTTGTTGCTACGAGTGGTGCTCCAACTAGGGCTACGGATATGCCGGCTAGTATACTAGATATCTCTGCTGGGTTTTCTGTTTGGGTTAATAGTGGGACTCTTAATTCTGGAACTATTTGGAGATTGACGAATGCCAGCAACCCTACGGTAGGTACGGACGCGTTGACTTTTGCTATTAAACAGATATCAGTCGACGTAGCAACGACAACCGCAGGAACGCTTGCGACATCTTTTGAAAACACCGACTACATTGATAATTTCCAATTATCTACAGGTGATAAAATTCTTATTAAAAATCAAGCGACTGCATCGCAAAATGGTGTTTACGTTGTTGCTGCAAGTGGTGCTCCTACGAGAATTACAACACTACCAACAGCATTGACGTTAAGTAATTATCTGGATGTTTTTGTTAGTGACGGTTTGTCTAATAAATATAAAATCTTCAGAAGTACTTCAAATAATGCCGTGATTAATACTAATGATTTGAATTTTTCTGAGGTTGCTTTAAGCGCTTATGAAAATAATGTTGCTGCGTTTACTCGTTGGCAAATTTCTAACGGTTATTGGGGGTATAAGGCTGGTACTCGTGAGGCTTTTGATGGTATTCTTGACAGATATTTAACTGGCACTAAGTATCGTACTTATACTTTGACTGGTTTTCTTTTGTCTATTAAGACTTTGTATGATGAAACTCCATGGGCATCCTATGGTCGTAGTCCATTATTGGAAGCATTGTTGGAACCAGCACGCCCTGCAGGGTATAAACTAGTAGTAGAAGTTGTTAATGACTTAAGATTTACGTTTAACAGTGCTACTTTGGGTCAATTTAATGATGACCCGCTTGGATAGGGAGTTTTTATGGCATATCGCGGCTATATACAGTGGAATTCAGGAGACACGCTTGATGCCGAAGATGCTATGACGTACCTAATGCAACAGACTCCTACAATTTGGGATACCGTTGCTACTCGTAATGCCAACGCCAACTATGTTGCTAGTTTAATTGAGGGTAATCTTTGCTTTATTCAAGCCACTGATACTTTATACTATTACGATGGCGCTGCATGGCAAGCCATTGCCACAAAGGCGTATGTAGATTCAACCAGTGCCACGGCAAGAGATGCTTTAATTTTGTCATACATGAATTCAAACTAAGGAGAAAAATATGTCAATTAAATTTATTAAAGATACTGTAGAACGTGCAGTTACCGCTTTTCTCGCCTCGTACCTGGGTGCCTGGGTCAATGCTGGCGCAGACTTTGACGGTCTGACCAACACGGACAGCCTAAAGACTGGCGTTGTTGCTGCCGGACTCATCGTTGCCGCATCATTTGGACTCAAAAAGGTCGGTTCCAACAAGGATTCTGGCTCTATCCTCTGATAGTCCTGCCAGCACATACTTCTCTCAACTACAATGTTGTAGGCATCAGAGGAGAGTAACCCATGCTTGCAGGAACATACAATATAACTTGTGAGCAGGGCTCGACGTTCAGTCGTATCATTACGGTGGAATACCCCGACCCCAACGACAGTAGTGCGATGCTTGCGTATGACTTTACTGGTTTTACCGCCAGAATGCAGATACGTCGAACCATTGAGTCAACCACCGTCATGATTGAACTCACGACGGCAAATAGTGGCATCGTATATACCGCTTCATCAACGGTCAACGCTGGTTCTTTCGTTGTAGGTACAAGATATGTCATTTTGACTGCAGGGAATACCTCTTTTACGGCAATCGGTGCTGCTAATAATACGGCGGGAACATCATTTGTAGCCACTGGAGTGGGCAGCGGAACGGGAACGGCCTACTCCCCAAGTGGACAACTAACCATCAATATGACGGCAGGACAGACCGCAGCACTTGAAACAAGCGGTGTGTACGACCTGGAAATAATAAATTCAGCGAGTCAAGTCTCAAAACTCCTAAAAGGTGCCTTTACGCTCAACCTTGAGGTCACCCGATGACTGGTATCCCTAATACGGTCAATATTCAGCAGGATACTCCGAATACTGTCACCGTAAATCAAGAAGACCAGAATTTAGTTACCGTACAAACAACGGTCAATAACGTCACCGTAACCACCGGGTCTATTGCCTCTGGACCAACTAGACGACACATACACACGCAGGGTTCGGTGTCCTCTACATGGACCATTACTCATACCCTAGGGGGTAATCCTAGTGTAATGGTTGTAGATTCTAGCAATACAGTGGTCTATGGTGAGATACAATATTTATCTAGCACTCAAGTGCGAATCTTATTCAGTGCTGCTTTCTCCGGATTTGCATACCTAACCTAAGGAAACACTATGGCTCAGAAGTTTCTAACAAGTATTGACCTCAATCAGAACGAACTAATTAACACCAGGTTTCAGGTTGTAACTTCTTTTCCAGCCGTTGAAAACACGTTTGAGGGTCATCTTGTCTATAACTCCACTACCGATGTAATTGCCGTTTACGCAAACGGTGGTTGGCGCTCGCTTCCTCACAGTATCGTTTCTGGTGGTGGTGCAGGAATTGCCGAAGCCCTTAATGTTGTTACATCAAATGGCACCGTAACTCTCACTCTAAACGTCGCCGATACCGATAGTGCAGGCTTGCTCAGTGCCGCATTCTTTAATGACCTTACTGGTGCAACTTCAGCCGCCACTGGAGACAAACTGGTAAAACGCAATGCAACTGGTCGCATAAGTGTTGCTACTCCCACCGATGACTCTCACGCTGCCACCAAGGCTTATGTGGATTCCGCTCGTTCGGGTCTTGATGTCAAGGAGTCCGTAAGGGTAGCGACAACTGCTGCAATCAACCTTTCAACTGACCTAGAGGCTGGCGATGTAATTGATGGGGTAACACTTGTCGCTGGCAACCGCGTTCTTGTAAAAGACCAAGGCACGGCGTCGGAAAACGGTATTTATGTAGCCGTTGCTTCTGGTGCAGGGGCGGCTTCTCGTTCAACGGATGCTGACACTTCGGCAGAGGTTACAACAGGAATGTTCACCTTCGTCTCTGAAGGTACCGTAAATGCTGACAGCGGATTTGTTCTTTCAACAAATGACACAATCACCCTTGGTACAACAGGATTAACTTTTGTCCAGTTCTCTGGTGCTGGGTCATTCACTGCTGGTGACGGTCTTACCAAGAGTGGGACTACGATTAATGCTGTTGGAACAGCGGGTCGTATCTCTGTTTCTTCAGATGCAATTGATATTGATAGCACCTATGTTGGTCAATCAACGATTACGACACTTGGAACGATTGCTACCGGCACATGGAACGGCACAGCCATTGCTGGTCAGTACGGTGGTACTGGGGTTGCCAACACTGGTAAAACCATCACTTTGGGTGGGAACCTCACTACCTCTGGTGCACACGCCACGACGCTCACCACAACCGGCACTACGAGCGTAACCCTGCCCACCACGGGAACTCTCTCCACCTTAGCAGGCACTGAGACCCTTACTAACAAAACGCTCACTAGCCCTACGCTTACTACCCCAGCATTAGGCACCCCTGCCTCAGGAACGCTCACTAACGTAACTGGATTGCCGTTGACAACTGGTGTCACTGGAACACTCCCTATCGCTAATGGTGGTACTAACGCAACGACCGAAGCGACTGCTCGTACCAACTTGGCATCAACAGCCGCTGAAGCAACAGGTCGCGGAACAAGCACCCCAGCACTTGCCCGTATTGCTACCAAAGCCTGTGTAGTACATACTGACAATGTTTCAACAACGTCAGTGGTTCACAACTTTAACACCCTTGATGTAATTGTTCAGATTGTAGAAGTCGCTTCAGGGGCCACAGTTATTGGTGATGTCACCCGTACCGATGTCAACACAGTCAGCGTTACCCTTTTGGGTGCTATTGGTAACGGCGCATACAGAATTATTGTAACAGGCTAAGTAAATATTACCCCGAGGGGCCCATCATAAGAGACGACTGAGGTCATGGCTCAAAAATTTATAACACCAATCACAATCAAGCAGTTATCTTCTGCTGGCTCTGATGGTTTAACAATTTTTCTTGATGGCGAAACTTATGCAAGATTGCAAGTTCAGGGCGGTGGACGACTTGTTTGGGGCGATGGCTCTGCTGCTGGTGACGTAAACCTATATCGCGATGCAGCAAATGTCCTTAAGACTGACGACACCCTAAAGGTTCCAGTTTTATTCATTGATGGCATTGAAGTAGATACTTCTGGTGCTCAATCTGGTCAAATTCTCCGTTTTGATGGTGCCAAGTTCGTTCCGTACACGGGTGATGCAGGCCCTACTGGTCCCACGGGTGTAACTGGAGCGACAGGACCGACGGGTGTGACAGGGAGCACTGGAAATACTGGCGCTACTGGACCAACAGGCACAACTGGCGCTACAGGAAGCACTGGACCCACTGGTCCAACAGGAGTTGGAGCAACCGGTCCTACTGGTGCAGCAGGTGATATAGGAGCGACTGGACCAACTGGCATTACTGGTGCCACAGGAACTGCTGGAAGCACTGGAACCACAGGAGCGACGGGTCCTACAGGCATAACTGGACCCACGGGTGTTGCAGGTGATACTGGGGCTACGGGTCCGACGGGCGTAACGGGCAATACGGGAGCAACTGGTCCCACGGGAACGACAGGAACTACTGGAGCGACGGGCCCCACGGGTATCACTGGACCCACTGGCATCACCGGACCAACAGGAACAACAGGCACGACTGGTGCTACGGGCCCCACTGGAACTACTGGTGATGTAGGTGCAACAGGTACAACTGGTGCTACTGGAACCACTGGCGCTACCGGACCTACGGGTATCACGGGTTCTACAGGAACTACGGGCGCAACCGGCGCAACAGGTCCGACGGGAATCACTGGAACCACAGGCGATACTGGTGCAACGGGTCCTACGGGTATCACGGGAGCCACGGGCACGACAGGAACCACTGGTGCGACTGGCCCGACTGGCATAACAGGCGCTACTGGTATCACGGGTAATACAGGGCCTACGGGAGTAACTGGAACTACCGGCGCTACAGGACCCACGGGCATCACTGGACCGACTGGCGTAACAGGCGATACAGGTGCAACAGGTATCACTGGTGCGACTGGACCAACTGGAGTAACTGGAGCGACGGGCGTTGGTGCAACTGGTGCGACCGGCACAACAGGTCCGACGGGCGTAACAGGACCGGCAGGAAACTTCGGCGGAATCACCCTCGACTATACGTTCAACACAAACACGACAGCAACTGACCCAGGCGCTGGATTCCTGAAGTTCAACAACGCAGATGTAAGTCTCGCAACTGTTCTCTACATTGATGATTTGTCCGACGGCTCAACCGATGTCCAATCATTCTTGCGGACCATTGATGATTCAACGAGCACTATCAAGGGTCACTTTAGAATCTCGAACAAACTTGACTCAAATGATTTTGCGCTATTTACAATTTCTTCTACCACGGAAGAAACTGGATATTTTACCGTTGACTGCGCATATGTTTCTGGTCCGTCAACATCGTTCAGTAATAACGAAGATGTAATTATCACATTCGCTCGCACTGGTGACGTAGGTACGACTGGTGCAACAGGAACTACGGGCGCAACAGGGCCTACGGGCGTTACGGGAACTACGGGCGCCACCGGTCCTACTGGAGTAACAGGTGCAACGGGTACCACGGGCGCAACGGGAATCACTGGTACCACTGGAGCGACAGGGCCCACTGGAACTACTGGAACCACAGGCGCAACTGGACCCACCGGAGTTACGGGTGCAACTGGAACCACGGGAGCAACCGGTCCTACGGGAATAACTGGAACTACAGGCACAACGGGCGCGACTGGTGCTACTGGCCCGACGGGAGTCACGGGCACTACTGGTGATACGGGTGCAACCGGACCGACTGGTGTTACTGGGGCAACAGGAACCACAGGCACTGCGGGTGCAACGGGTCCTACAGGTATAACCGGACCTACAGGTATAACTGGTGCCACGGGTACAACAGGAACCACGGGGGCTACTGGGCCCACTGGTGTGACCGGAACTACGGGTGACACGGGCACGACTGGACCGACAGGAGTAACGGGAGCGACAGGTCCTACTGGCATAACTGGAGCGACAGGCATCGGTGCCACGGGTGCTACTGGACCCACTGGTGCAACAGGCACCACTGGCACTACGGGGGCCACAGGTCCTACGGGTGTAACTGGTGCAACAGGCACAACAGGCGCAACTGGTGCGACAGGCCCAACGGGTGTCACGGGCACTACTGGTGATACGGGTGCGACTGGTCCAACCGGAGTAACTGGCGCTACGGGCGCTACGGGCGCTACGGGCCCTACTGGCACGACAGGAACCACAGGCGCGACAGGCCCAACAGGAATTACGGGAACCACTGGTGATACGGGTCCGACCGGGCCTACAGGCGTAACGGGGGCGACTGGTATCGGTGCAACGGGTGCGACAGGCACGACGGGTGCGACAGGACCCACGGGTATAATAGGAACGACAGGAGCGACAGGTGCTACTGGACCGACGGGTGTAACTGGAACAACGGGCACCACTGGTGCGACTGGCCCAACTGGCATTACCGGACCCACTGGGACTACGGGTGCTACTGGTGCTACAGGTGCAACGGGTGCTCAGGGAAATTTCGGCGGCATCACGCTTGACTACACGTTTGATACGAATATAAGCCAAAGCGACCCTGGTGTAGGAAAACTAAAGTTTGACGCTTCCGATATCACGACAGCAACAAAATTATTCATCGATGATTTATCTGATGGTTCAACTGATGTTCAGTCATTCTTGCGGACCATAGACGATTCAACAAGTACCATTAAGGGCCACTTTAGAATCTCTAATAAAGCAGACTCTGCGGATTTTGCATTATTTACGATTTCTTCCATAACTGAAGAAACTGGGTATTTTGCAGTTGACTGCGCATACGTTTCTGGTTCCGCTTCTTCATTCTCTAATGCCGAAGACGTAATCATTACTTTTGCTCGTACTGGTGATGTTGGCGCACAAGGTCCGACGGGTATTACCGGTCCAACTGGAGCAACAGGAACTACGGGCGCAACAGGGCCTACGGGCGTTACGGGAACCACGGGTACTACAGGTGCGACTGGAGCGACCGGCCCAACTGGCACAACAGGGACGACCGGAACCACGGGTGCAACAGGACCTACAGGCATCACTGGACCCACTGGCGTTACAGGAACCACAGGCACTACTGGCGCGACTGGACCAACTGGTGTAACGGGGACGACGGGTACCACAGGTGCTACTGGACCAACAGGTGTAACTGGCACGACTGGAACCACGGGCGCAACAGGACCCACGGGTGTAACTGGAAGCACGGGAACTACTGGCGCTACAGGACCGACGGGTGTTGCTGGAACCACGGGAGCGACGGGTCCTACTGGAGCAACGGGGAGCACTGGAACGACCGGTGCAACTGGGCCGACTGGTATCACAGGAACTACTGGTGCTACAGGACCGACCGGCGTTACAGGAACCACAGGCACTACTGGCGCGACTGGACCAACTGGTGTAACTGGAACCACGGGTACTACTGGAGCAACTGGCCCTACTGGAGTCACCGGCGCGACGGGTTCATCGGCTACAGCAACAACGAGCGCAACTGACTTAACTTCAGGCACACTTAATAACGCCCGACTTCCAGCAGCAGCAACAAACATTACTTCTGTCGGCACTCTAACTTCTTTGACTGTTTCTGGCACCGTAACAGTTCCAACTCCGACAAACTCAACGGATGCTGTCACTAAAGCCTATGCCGATTCAATTGCTGCAGGTATCAATTGGCATGAGGCGTGTAAATATGCGACTGCGGGAGTACTACCCAATACTCCGACATACAGCAATGGCACTAATGGCGTTGGAGCCACATTGACCGCAGATACTACGGTACGCCTGAACGTTGATGGAGCGAATGCGACCACCGGCAACAGGGTGCTTGTAAAGAATCAAGCAACTGCTACCCAAAATGGAATCTATACCGTGCAGGTGCAGGGTTCCGTGTCGGCAGCATGGGTACTCGTACGGTCAACCGACGCTGATAACAGTATTACTGGACAGGTCAAAGCAGGCGATGCAGTATTTGTTATTGACGGCTCTACCAATAGCAATCAAGGTTTTATCCTCACTTCAGAAGGGACGGGCACTAATAACGCTCATATTCTTGGCACCGATTCGCTCACGTACACACAATTTACCGGTACTTCAACATTACTCGCTGGCGCTGGTCTTACCAAGACCGGCAATACTATCGACGCTGTTGGTACGGCTAACAGGATTACTGTCAACGCCGACAGTGTAGACATTGCTTCCACTTATGTGGGTCAATCAACCATCACAACCTTGGGTACAATTACGACTGGTACTTGGGGTTCTAGTGCAACCCCCATTGCTCTTGCTTCTGGTGGCACTAATGCAACTGACGCCGCAGGTGCCCGCACTAACCTTGGACTAGTAATCGGTACGAACGTTCAAGCCTATGACGCAGAACTTGCCGCTATCGCTGGTTTGACTTCAGCGGCGGACGCTTTGCCATATTTCACTGGTTCTGGAACTGCCAGTACTGCGACCCTCACCACATTCGGACGCTCTTTAATTGACGATGCAGACTCCAGTACAGCACGCACCACCCTTGGACTAGTAATTGGCACGAACGTTCAAGCCTATGACGCAGAACTTGCCGCTATCGCTGGTTTAACAAGCGCCGCGGACGCTTTGCCATATTTCACTGGTATTGGGACTGCCAGCACGGCAACCCTCACCACATTTGGGCGTTCTTTAATTGATGATGTAGATGCTAGTGCTGCAAGAACCACATTAGGTCTTGTTATCGGCACAAACGTTCAGGCCTATGATGCGGACCTCACAACTCTTGCTGGCGTTACTGCTGCTGCTGATAATTTGCCGTATTTCACTGGAACATCAAGTGCTAGTACTACCACGCTCACTACGTTTGGACGCTCATTAATTGATGACGCCGACGCCAGTACAGCACGCACCACATTGGGTCTTGTTATCGGTACCAACGTCCAGGCCTACGATGCCGACCTTGCAGCGATTGCTGCTCTTGCTGGTACTTCGGGATTACTTAAGAAAACCGCAGCGGATACATGGTCACTGGATACTACCACCTACATGACTACGGCGACACCAGGAACTTTGACTGGCTCATTGACATTGCGAGCGGGTACTGCAACTGCGAGTACTGCACCTTTATATTTAACAAGCGGAACTAACTTAACGACTGCTGCTGCTGGTGCTATGGAGTTTGACGGCACGAACCTTTATTTCAGTCCGTCTACGACTCGTAAAACTATTGCATTTACAGACTCAGCAATAACAAGCAGTACTTTTATTGGTACTACTTCCGTAGCATTAAACCGCTCATCTGGCGCCCTAACTTTAGCAGGTATTACATTAACTACACCTGTGTTGGGAGTCGCAACCGCAACCTCAATCAACGGTTTAACGATAACTTCAAGTACTGGTACCTTGACAGTTACTAACCTTAAAACTTTATCGGTATCAAATACTCTTACTTTGGCTGGTACCGATTCAACAACAATGACATTCCCTACCACCTCAGCAACCATTGCTAGGACTGATGCGGCGAACACTTTCACGGGTATTCAAGCAATGACTTCTCCCGCAATTACTACAAGTTTAACAACGGGTAGTGCTTCTTTTGACTTAATCAACACAACAGCAACAACAGTCAACTTTGCGGGTGCCGCAACAACATTAACTATCGGTGCCAGTACCGCAACAATTAATCTTGGCAGTGGTACGACGGGTGCGACAGTCAACATTAAGGGCAGCCTCACCGTTGAAGGCACGACGACAACTATCAACTCAACGACAATCAGCGTTGATGACAAGAATATTGAACTCGGTTCAGTTACCACTCCCACAAACGTGACTGCCGATGGCGGTGGTATTACGCTTAGAGGAAGCACGGACAAGACGCTTAACTGGGTTAGCCTTACGTCAGCGTGGACATCATCCGAGGACTTCAACCTACTTACTGGCAAAGCCTATTACATCAACGGCACGTCTGTACTTAATGGAACAACACTTGGTGCGGGCATTACCGCATCAAGCCTTACTTCATTCGGAGCAACCCCAACAGTCGCATCTCCAATATTGACGCTATCGACAACGACATCTATCACTGACGGAAGAATAGCGTGGGATTCAACTGCAGATAAAATTATTGTTGGTGATGGTGTTACGGCACGCGAGTTTGCTTCATCAACGTTGATAACCAATGCGCGAGTAGCATCATATATCTTGGTGTTGGGAGACAAGGATAAACTCGTCGAAATGGGCGTAAGTTCTGGAAACACTCTTACAGTTCCACCAAACGGGGATGTTGCATTCTCGATTGGAACGCAAATTACCGTGATACAGACAGGTAGTGGTCAAACAACACTGACCCCCGGTGTTGGTGTCACTATTAACGGCACCCCAGGTCTAAAGACTCGCGCTCAATGGTCTGCCGTTACTTTGATTAAGCGCGCCACAAATACGTGGGTTGCGACGGGCGACCTTTCAGCCTAGCCATATGCTAGTGTTGGCTTGGATATAAGGAAAAATTATGACCCTGATTGATACTGGTGGGAAAAAACCAGATACGCCGACAATTGGTACTGCTTCACATTCTGGAAGCGTATTAACTATTAGCGTACCCTTTACTGCCCCAACATATGCGGGCAAGGGGACCATCTCTTCATATACGGTCACTTCTTCTGGGGGACATACTGGCAGTGGGGCATCTAGCCCTATATCTGTCAGTGGTCTGACTTCAGGAACCGCGTATACGTTCACAGTTATAGCAACAACCAATACTGGAGTTGTATCAGACTCTTCTAGTGCATCTAACTCGGTGACGGCTCTAACAACCCCAGCAAACGTAACTGGATTAACGACATCACGGCCATCGTCTGGCAATATTGGGGTTAGTTGGACTGCAGTGAGTGCTGACAATGCTGGTCGTGGTGGTGCTGCGAGCGTAACTTACAGTGTTTATTATGGGACTACCTCAAGCCCAACGACGTTGTACACGACGACAGCCTCCACTTCTACCACTATCCCCCTTACCGCTGGAACTTCATATTGGTTCAAGGTAGTAACAAATAACTCGTCATTTTCTAGTGCTGGCACAACGACTGCAACTTCAACCCTCTGCCTCGCTACACCTACAAACGCAACAAACGTTGCAATCACCAATACCAATGGAACATCGGATTCCGCCGACCAAACATCATCAGTGACAGGTCGCTTCACGGTGACATGGACTGCTGCCGCCGGAGGTGGTGAAACACCATCGTATGACATTTATTATGGAACAACGGCAAGCCCAACAACATTTTGGGTCAATACAGGTGGAACTACTGCAACTGTAACTGGTCTTACAACTGGAACATCATATTGGGCAAAAGTAACTACGAAAAACACTTCGTTCACTGCGAGTGGAACAGTTTCGTCAAATAGCGTTATTCCAGTCAAGCAACCAAATCAAATCACTACTGGATTCAATGCATCAGCAGATGACGCTCAAATTTTTATCACTTTAGATTCCGGTTCTAGGCTTACAACCGCCAGTCATTTTGGTGGATTTATAGGTACTGGTACAGGCTATAAAATTTACACTTCTACAAATAATGTAAACTTTACTCTTGCAATTAATGCAAACTATTCAACTTACGAACTTGACCCATTTGATGCACTTAATGGTTCAGGCCAGACAGTCACCATCACTGGCCTAACTAATGGAACCGCTTACTACATAACTATCAATAGTTATAACAACTTTTATGAACGTACTGGGTCATACGCCAATAGCGGAGCAACCGTAACACCGGTAGCGCCACCATATTTTCCACCATTCTTCCCGCCATTTTTCCCGCCATTTTTCCCGCCATATTTCCCGCCATATTTCCCACCATTCTTCCCGCCATTTTTCCCGCCATTTTTCCCGCCCTTCTTCCCGCCCTTCTTCCCGCCTTTTTTCCCGCCCTTCTTCCCGCCATCTTTCCCTCCCTTCTTCCAGCTCTCCTTCCCACCTCTCTTTAAATAGGTTAT